GCATCTTGGCTGGGTTATCCGTAACCCGGGTGAATTTATAGGGCCTTACGGCGCTTTAAATCCTCCGCCCACCAATAAAGGTGAGCGGGTACCCCCATTTCAGGTGTAAACCTGACCCACTTTCGCACCATCCGGTGACAGAAGTGAGGTACCCTACTGCGTTGCACCAACGTGTCTCCGGTCCCTTGACCATCGGCAAAACCCAGTTGATTAGGCTGGTATGCTGACCTGCGGAGTCCTGGAAGCGGAATTGCGTCCAGATCCTCAGCGATAAAGGGATTACGAGGCACTAAGCTACGACCCTGGTACTTATCAAGGTACCAGAGGAATAGCGTGCGGTAACCACCACTGTATACACTTTTCCCAAGAGCCGTCCAGGCTCTGTATTTGGGAGTGTGCGGACCAAGCTTCCCAGCTTTGTCCTCAGAGGTGAGCAACTTGGCTCTCCAAGCACTATGTGGGTCAATCCAGACACCACTCATGCTACTGGAGTTAAACGGTACGTAATAAAGCTTCTCTGAGGTGCAATACCTCAGGGCCCATTGCCACAGTCCCCCTCCCGGGAGGCTGATGGCAACAAGACCATTCACAAGATGGCTCTTGCTAGCTTTACTTTTAGGAATCTCCCGCATGTAAAATGGGGTGATATCCGTGCCCTCAAAACAATTCGCACCACATGACTCTCGAAAGGGTCCGTGTATATGCGTCTTGTCGAGGTTAACCGAAAAGCCAAGAAACTGCGTCAACCGCAAGAAGCTATCAACCAGCTCGGTTTCGATAATTACATCGTCACCGTAAACAGCTGGGGCTTTGCTTCCAACGGCGTAGCAGCACGCAGCGAAGACCAACGTCTCAATACAGAAGGTAGCCCCGTTCCCCATAGAGGAGAACTTGGCATAGGAATCCCACGAGGAATCCCCATTCAACCTGTAGAGAGAAGCACGGCAGTCAGACAAATACCTAAACCACGGTTGTGGAAACAACCAGGCGACGGTATTGTAGGCTACGGTGTCGCTTGCACTCTTCATATCGATGGTGGCAAAACTACCATCTAACGAAGAACTTCGTGCAAGGCGTTGGTTTCGAGACTGGTCGCTCAGATCAATGCCCTTCTTGCGCAAGCGCCTTTTAGCAAAGGTGTCAAACGCGAGCTGGAGCGGGAGGTTTCCCTCCTGTTCACAGGCAATAGTACGATCTGTCTTCCAGTTCTTGGGTACTGTCGTCACACGATTCCACTCGGCAACGCGTACGCGCGCTTCGCCATATCCAAACCATTTGGATAGGGCACGCACGTATTTAGCGGCGCCTGATGAGCAAGAGTAACTCAGCTTCACTTTCATGTGCGGCTGACTCTTCTTACGGGATTGTGTGGCTGTGGCCCCTGCAGTGAACCTTATCAGCTCAGGAAGAGCGTCAATGAAGGGTTCAATACTACCGAGGGTGTTTCCTACATACCTTTCGGCACGGTCAAGCCATAACTGCATATCGGGATCTAAACGATCGCGATGCAGATAATAATGGTCCAACCGCTTGTTGGTGATCCGACACTGCTTCTCGGCGGCTTGAAAGCCTTCGAGAGCGGCAGCTTTGGTGTCACCACTTACCGTTAGGCTGGAGTTCTTCTTGAAGAAGGCCTCCAACTGCAGGATTGCCCTGGCTCTCTCGGTTGTTGAATATACCGTGGAGAGATAAGAGCTGCAGGAAGCTAATTTCGCAAGCGATCGGGAACGGATCCAGCCATGGATCAGATCCTTTTCGCCGCTAGTTAGCTGGTCACTAAGGTCATATAGATAGTGTTGCGCAATTGCATACACAATATCATTGTTTCCACTCATGTGGTAAACTCCTCTGCTATCAGAGCCGAGATTTACTCCCGGCATGAAACCTCCGAAGTAACAGCAGCGCCCCATCCCGTCCTATTAGTATCGCAATGATACCAACAACATGGACGGCAAGGGACTCTGCTCCCGTCAAGCGACGGGAAGCTGGTCGGTCACCATTGCGGTGAACTCGTCCGACGCGACAATATCGCGGAAGACAGCCAGCTGGGCTGTTACATCGGCCGCCTGCCCATCCACGGGCCGACGAACGGTTGCAGAGAACATGACCTTCGACGACAATGGAATGCCGTCGTCATCTTCTGTCTGCTGCAGACACGAAATAGTGTCTTCAGCAACCCCGCCAGCACCAGCGCTTTTAGAGCGCTGGAGAACGAGCTTCGGCGTCAATGCCGTATGCCCGGGCTGAGCGTAGGTGCGTGAGTTTCCTCCACTTTGCGTGAAGGTCTCAGTGAGGGTGGTAGTCATACCAGCCATAACTCTTCTCCTAGTTGAGTAAAGTTTACCGAAGTGCCTTTCGAATTATCGATGTTATATCAAGCATCTTTAATAGGTCCAGGTCAAACTTCAGCTGCGGGATTAAAGAGACTTTCGTAGGGAGACGAAGAGTGTATTCAGTTCGAGCGAAGTTTTCTTCGCCATGACCCGGGCCGGTAAAGCCCGAACCATTAACATGGTTCACGTCAAACGAGTGGTCTATCGTGAGATAGTACCCCTCAGACGCGACATAGTCAGAACTGAATACGACAAAGGACGCTGCTTCAAGCATCGTCCCTACGTCAATAGCCCAATCTAGCACGAAGGAGAGCGTAGTTCTTTCCCATAAAGTAATCACGGGATTGAACTGCAACCGAGGAGGGATGATGTCGGCAACGACACTTCCCCTCAACGACAGTTCATACTGCACAATGGAGTCATAAGTATCGACTCCTGTGGCATGAACATGTCCTCCACTACTCAAATCTTCGGCCCACCTATGGGTTAAACCATGGCGTTCCTTGAAACGAGTAATTTTCGAGTCTAGATTCGCGAGTGCATCTGAGATGTCTTGGACATCATAGATGAGGGGTCGCATACCATAGCGACCTTCTAGCCAAGCACCTTGAACAGTGCTGGGTTTAATCGAGGCAAAGAAGCCCCGCTCGCGTGCCCGCTGAATGAACTTCGCGAGTTTCGGTACAAATTTCCGAAACATCTCGATAGTTTCACGCAGTTCGGCAAGAAACGTAAGAGCATCCCATCCACGAGAGTAGATGGAAGCTGCTGCGCTTTGCACATACTGATCGGCAGAAAACTGAGATACAATCTCACTGCATTCTTCAGGGGTGTGTACGCAGTCCGCGAGGTGATTACAATACGGCCCATCGGAGTAACGCCTTTCATTAGGCGAAACATTCGTCCGGGTTATATCGTACCAACCATTTGCGTTGCCAAATTTGTGGTATTGTTCAAACCACGTATAAGGCAACAACTCACCACGTTTGCGACGCTGATAGAAGTTCGGTGTGGTTACACCGTTCGTCTTCTCATAGTCGACACTCGTGAAAGTATGGTTGACAGCATATACGCTGGGGTTACCATTTACAACAAGTATCTGGT